TACTGGGCTGATAAAGTCAAATGGTAAACACATAGGAATATAATAACATGGCAACTACTACATTTACACAAGGCATTGAAGCCTATCAAACAGACATTACTTTTGGTGATGGCATTGATGTAACAGGAACTACTACACTTGGTAGCTCTGTAAACAGTCTCTTCGTCAAGCACGTAGCTCACGTTGCTGGTGTTACAGTTAACTCAACTGCAGGTGACTCACCCACTATTGGTACATTTGTACAGCCAGCAGGTACAGTTATCACCGACATTAAAATCTTCTGCGTTACAGCACCTATCTGTGGCAGTGGTGACATTGGTTACGAAGTTGGTACATCTTCTTCAGGCGCACAAATTGTAGCTACTCAGGCTGATGAAATCTTAGACGCTGGTACAACAGTTGTTGTAGGTAACGTAACAGTTACTGCGTTAATTCTTCAGACACAGGATGGCACGACAGCCCCAGCCTCTGTTCAATACGCAGCTGCTGCACGTAACATCTTCTGTAACATCACTAACACAGTGAACGCTACTACAGCAGGTTCATTTACCTTTGTTATTGAATACGTACAGGTAGCATAATGGTTGATTCAGTAGGGTCAGTAACAGGAGAAAACATGGGGTGGACTGTGCAAAGCGCAGTCTCCCTTGGCAATGATGCCACTACGCATGTAGACTGCACAGATGCAAAGCTAGTGTATATCTTTACAAGCCACAAGCTTGATATGGGTTTTGCTACAGCAGAAGCAGATTCAACTGCAAATGATCTACAGCTACCTGCTGGTACACACTGCATGGTTGTTCCTAAGGGAATAGGTAATGCAACTATCTTAAACTATAGTCGTGGTGAATCAGAAACTGTAGCTGTGCGTGTAACGTTAGCTTAAACAAAAAGGAATATACTATGGCTAAGATGCCCATGACTATGAAGAACGGCAAGAAGGTTCCAACCTATGCAGCTGACGGTGTTGGCAAAATGAATAAGGGTGGAATGGCTAAGAAGAAACCTGCAGCTAAGATGATGGCTGGCGGCATGTCTAAGAAGAGCGGCTACATGTATGGCGGTATGACTAAGAAGCCAGCAGCTAAGAAGAAGTAACTGCATAACGGGGTTGCAATCTTGTACGTAGTCCCATAAGACAAAGCATGGTATAACTATCCTTGGTAATAGAGGAGTTATACCATGTTTAAACGTTTGTTCAAGAAGATACAAGAAAACCAAATGCGTAGAGCAGAGTACTGGCAGTTACATAACATGTCAGACAAGATGCTCAAAGACATAGGAATGACACGTGGCGAAATCCAAGACAAGTTCTACCTCCAAGAAAAAGTCTGGCGTTAATGCGGCTGGTAATTATACTAAGCCTACTATGCGTAAGTCTCTTGTGGCATCCGTTAAGGCTGGCGGCAAAGGAGGAAGCCCCGGCCAGTGGTCAGGGAGGAAAGCCCAGATGGTTGCTAAGCAATACAAAGCTAAAGGTGGGGGATATACATCATGAAGGGCGTAAAGCACTTTAAGAAGGACGGCATGGAACATAAGGGCGGTACTCACAAGATGCCTGATGGTTCTTTGCATACAGGTAAGGGTCACAGTAAGACAAGTGTAAAGCTTTTTCATTATAAAGATTTAAGCAAGACAGCAAAGGCTAAAGCTGATGGCGCTAAAAAAGTCTCAAAAAAGTCTTAAGTCTTGGACTAAACAAGATTGGACTACTAAAAGTGGGAAGCCGTCAACGCAAGGGCCAAAAGCTACTGGTGAGAGATACCTCCCTAAGAAAGCTATTAAGTCTCTTAGTGCTGATGAGTATTCCGCTACAACACGATCCAAGCGAAAAGGAACTGCTAAGGGTAAGCAGTATGTGGCTCAACCGAAAAAGGTTGCAGCAAAAGTAAAACCGTATAGGAAAAAAACATGAGAAAATATATGAAGCGTATTTTATGTGCAGTGTTAAATCGTGAGTGTCCCTGTACTAAATGTGAATGTTAAAAGGTAGTTGCATTTTTATTACTACCATGTTATAACTACGTATACTAAGAAGGTAATGAGTTCATGGCTAAGCAGCTAACTGAAAACCAACAGAAGTTTCTAGAAGTACTCTTTGATGAGGCAGCTGGGGATGTTCTTATGGTTAAACGGATGTCTGGCTATAGTGACGGTACGCCTACTAGATCAATTACAGAAGCTCTTAAAGATGAGATATTTGAAGCTACTAAGAGCTACATGTCAAGATTGGGTCCAAAGGCTGCTATTGCTTACGGGTCTGCTCTGGATGACCCTACGCAGCTAGGCGTTAAGGAACGCATGATTGCAGCAGGGCAAGTCTTGGATCGTTCTGGCTTAGTTAAAACTGAAAAGGTGGCAGTAGAGTCTAGTGGTGGATTGTTTATCTTACCACCAAAGGAAACTAATACGGACGATGAAACGTAAGACTGACTTCCAAAAGACAGACTTAGGCTATTGGATGTTACCCAAGCCTAGTAATATGAAGAGTTGGGAAAGAGTACCAAGGTTATCTAAGAGGTCCGTACCATTTGGTTATGAGATAGATCCTGAAGATGATTCTTGGTTGAAACCTATTGCTAAAGAATTAGAATTATTATTGCTTGCCAAGAAGCATTTAAAGCAGTATAGTTACAGGGAAGTATCTGCTTGGTTAACTACTCAGTCAGGCAGACGCATAACTCATGATGGACTTAAGAAACGTATAGATGTCGAAAGAAGACGCAAATCACTTGCTGCAATTAAACGTAAGCTTGCCCTCTGGCTCAAAGAAACGATCCAGCAATACGAAACGCTTGAAAAAGAAAGAATTGGTTACTACACCTACGAAGACGGAAGAGACAACACCTGAGCATAAAGTATTTGCAACGGTAACACCTGCACCTTATGACGTACAGTTTGCACAAGAGGTAGTCTTTAAACCTAACCCCGGCCCACAGACAAACTACTTAGCAGCTAATGAACGTGAGGTACTGTATGGTGGGGCAGCTGGGGGTGGTAAATCATACGCTACACTAGCAGACCCTCTGCGTAACTTAGGTAACAAAGACTTTAGTGGACTACTAGTACGACACACTACAGAAGAACTACGTGAGCTTATACAGAAGAGCCAAGAGTTATACCCTAAAGCAATTCCGGGTATTAAGTGGTCAGAGAGAAAGTCTCAATGGACTACACCTCAAGGCGGTAGGCTCTGGATGTCTTACTTGGATAAAGACACAGACGTTATGCGTTACCAAGGACAGGCGTTTAACTATGTAGCCTTTGATGAGTTGACGCAGTGGTCCTCTAGTTTCGCGTGGGACTACATGAGGAGTCGTTTGAGATCTGCCTCACCTGAGTTAGGTCTGTACATGAGAGCTACTACTAACCCCGGTGGTCCCGGCCATGCTTGGGTTAAGAAGATGTTCATTGACCCTGAGGCACCTAACCGTTCCTTCTGGGCTACTAATATAGAAACAGGAGAAACTCTACGTTATCCTAAAGGACACAAGAAAGAAGATCAACCTCTATTTAAACGTAAGTTTATTCCTGCTAGTTTGTTTGATAACCCTTACCTAGCTGATAGCGGCGACTACGAAGCAATGCTTTTGTCTTTACCTGAGCAACAACGTAAGAGACTGCTTGACGGTGATTGGGATGTAAATGAAGGTGCTGCGTTCCCTGAGTTTAACCGTGCTATTCACGTAGTAGAGCCTTACACTATACCCAAAAGCTGGGCAAGGTTTAGGGCATGTGACTATGGGTACGGAAGTTACACAGGAGTTGTGTGGGTTGCAGTCAGTCCTGCTGAGCAATTGGTAGTATATAGGGAGTTATATTGTTCTAAGGTTACAGCTATAGACTTAGCTGACATGATCTTAGAGGCAGAATCAGGAGATGGCAGTGTACGGTATGGCGTGCTTGATAGTAGTTTGTGGCATAAGCGTGGCGATACTGGCCCTTCTCTGGCAGAACAAATGAATATGAGGGGTTGTCGTTGGCGTCCTTCGGACCGTTCCAAGGGCTCACGTGTAGCTGGTAAGAATGAATTACACCGTAGACTTCAGGTAGATGAGTTTACAGAAGAACCTCGTTTGGTTATGTTTAATAATTGTACTAACCTAGTAGCACAGTTACCAAGCATACCTTTAGATAAACGTAATCCAGAAGATGTTGATACAAATGCAGAAGACCACTTGTATGACGCTTTACGATATGGTATTATGACAAGACCCCGTAGCTCTTTATTTGACTACGATCCAGCAACTTCAAGATCAGGCTTTCAAGCGTCTGACCCAACATTTGGATATTGAGTATGGACCCTAAAGACTTTGACGAAAGCTACGAAGAGAATATTGAATCTTCTGAATCCTCTTTTATTAAGGATGTAGATAAAGACTCTTACGAAGCTGATGCTTCTGTAGGATCTATCATCTCCTTTGTTGAGAACCGTTACAAGAAAGCAGAAGACTCACGGCGTCAAGATGAAGAACGTTGGCTAAAGGCTTACCGTAACTACCGTGGTCTGTACAATCCACAAGTACAATTTACTGAGGCAGAGCGTTCTCGTGTATTTGTAAAAGTAACTAAGACTAAAACTCTTGCAGCTTACGGTCAGATTGTTGATGTGCTTTTTGGTAACAAGAAGTTTCCAATTGTCGTAGATCCTACTAGTCTTCCAGAAGGTGTAGCAGATACTGTACACTTTGACTCCAACCCTGATCCTGCAGCTGAAGAAGCATTTGATACTGTAGAAAAAGCATTCACTCCTTTCGTTACTGAAGAAGACCGCCTAGCTCCCGGCGAAACTATGCAACAACTTAAGGAACGTATGGGTGCCTTAGCTGGTAAGCTAGGCCCTGTAGAAGATAAGGTTGTTGAAGGACCGGGTACAACGCCTACTGCTATTACTTTTAGCCCAGCTAAGGTTGCGGCTAAGAAGATGCAAAAGAAAATACATGACCAACTAGAAGAGAGCGGAGCTAATAAACAGCTTCGCCTTGCTGCATTTGAGTGTGCATTGTTTGGTACAGGTATAATGAAAGGCCCCTTTGCGGTAAACAAAGAGTACCCACACTGGGACGATGAAGGTAACTATGACCCTACTATAAAGACTGTGCCTTCTACAAGCAACGTATCTATCTGGAACTTCTACCCTGACCCTGACGCATCTAACATGGATGAGGCTGAGTATATAGTTGAGCGTCATAAGATGTCTCGCTCACAGCTTCGTGCTCTTAAGGGCCGCCCTTTCTTCCGTGACAACGCCATTGACAACTCTCTCAAGATGGGTGAATCCTATGAGAAGAAGTGGTGGGAGCAAATCATGGAGGATGATGAGCACGGAAGCCAAGCGGAACGTTACGATGTGAAAGAGTTCTGGGGTTATGTTGACCGTGAAGTATTAGAAGATCACGACATAGAGATTCCCCGTGCACTTAAAGATGCAGAGCAACTTAACGTAAACCTATGGATATGCAACGGCAACGTATTGCGTATGGTTATGAATCCATTCAAACCTGCACTCATTCCTTACTATGCTGTACC